AGGCAACATTGATTACATCTATCAGGTCATTCAAGAGGCAGTGGATGAGGTTGTAGAGGAGCAATTGGTGCAGTATCAGCAGGAGTTAGTCTGAAATGTGGAACCACTATTTGCCAAAAAATGATTGGAATCGTGCTACCTACAGAGAACTGAAAGCAATCTTAAATGAGTTGCCTGAGCGTTACTTAGACCAGACTGCAACTGTATGTGTGGGGGATGATGATTACAAGGGGTTTAATATAGCATGGACTGGAGAAGTACATCCAGTTCTTAATGCTGATCACATGTTTTTTAATTGCTATTAAAGTTAGTTACCTCTAAAAGTCCCCTATAGTATGACAAGCAAGCAAATGACTAAAACTCACATTGAACATCCAGAAGATACCATTTTGTGTGGTGATTTGGCAGTGATTGATTCACTTTACAATCCTGCACATGTGAGCATGAAGATGGATGGTATGTCATTAGTTTGGGGCACTAATCCTGACAATGGTAAGTTTTTTGTTTGCACCAAAGCAGCATTTAACAAGAAGAAGATTCGCCTTTGTTATACAACAGATGACATATTCACACACTTTGGTCATCAGATAGAGGTTGTAGATGTTCTCTCATATTGTCTTAAGTATCTGCCTAGGACTGATAACATCTATTGGGGTGATTGGTTGGGGTTTGGTCGCACTGATGTGATGACACAAAACACCCTTACATATACCTTCCCCCAGAAAGTTATGCAAAAACTTGTGATTGCACCACACACTCAAGTATATGTTGATGGTGAAATGTGTAATGCAGTTTGTGAACCATTGACTGAGTTATTCACTGACACTGCTATCATCAAGTGGGTGCAACCTATTGTTGATAAAGTACATTGTGATGTAGATGCTCTCAAAATTGATACATCTAAGATGCAATTCTTAACTAAGAAAGAGGCAGAGATTGCAAAACAAAATATCAACAAACTGATCAAGTCTGGTCAGAATCTGACTGATGATGTACTAACTACAATCCTTGGGTGTCCTTACCTTGCCAATCTTTATCAGTTGGTGATTGAAATGAAGGAAGAACTAATGGATAGTTTCATCATCAATGATGCACCTGAATCATATCTACCCAATGGAGATTACAGCAGGTTTGGTGAAGGTTTTGTGATGTCAAATGTCTGGGGTAGTTACAAACTAGTGAACAGGTTTGAGTTTGCTTATGCTAACTTCAATCATGGTTATTCAAACTAATCTATTTTTTTATTATGGCACAATTCTTTGATGTAACAGGAACCTGGCATGATTACAGGGGAGTCAGGCACAATTTTTCTATTGAGACTGACACTGCTGAGCGTCGTTTAATCAAGCAAATTGTAGGAGAACAGTATCCTACTGAACGTGTGGTTGTTTATACTATTAAACCACAATAGTAAGAGATATTGTTAGTAACCTCTAAATGTCCCTTATAGTATGAACACAACTCCAAAAATGACTATCACACAAAGGAATGAAAAACTGTATGATTTGAGACTTAAGCAAAGCAAATTGAAAGCAGAGTTAGCATGGGTTGAGCAAGAAATGTGGGTAGTCAATGATACTTACAAAGATCAAGATCTTGATCTCTTTAAAGAAATGTTTGGTGATCAGGTTATGGTTCCCACTATTAATTACACTTACACAGATACACCAATGGCAGAAGAATACTATGGGGGTTGATAACAATGTTTATTCCACTTAAATTCTTTTACTACACAGCATTAGGTGTGTTAGTTGTAATTTTCATCAATTCATTAACATCATGACTAAAACACAACTATTAAAAATCATCAAAGATACAGCAGACACACAAGGAGACACCTTGAATAAGTATCAAAAATTTCATGTATTTGTGACTATATGTAATGGTATGTTAGAAGAGCATCGTATCACTCAGGAGCAACATTTACGTTGGACTAACATATTCTGATGACAATCAGTGAATAGATTGTTAGTAACCTCTAAATGTCTCCTATAGTGTAAGCATGACCAATCCAATGACAATCACACAAACCAAAGCAGAATATCAGACTGAGTGTCTAATTGAGGTACTTAATAATGAGTACAAAGTTCTTGCTGTTGAAAATAGTAGAAGTTCATATACACAATTTGAATATGAAGTAGGAAGAAAATATATCAAAGTATGGGACTATCGTATTGCCAATGGTAATAGAGAAAGCACACGCAGTTGTTTTATGTTTGTTGATAAGAATGATGGTGCATGTTATAAACCAGCATCATATAAAGCACCTGCCAAAGGTATTAGATTTTGGATTGAGCAGTTATTAGAAAACCCTGAGATTGTAGATAGGTTTGGTAGTTTTCTCTACAAACGTTGAGGGTATTAATGTTAGTAACCTCTAAAAGTCCTTTATAGTATGAGAGACAATTCCACTATGATTCAAGATGACAACATCAAAGCAAAGTCAATCCTAGAGTATATCAAAGGATGTAAAGTTGCTGATGACAACAACAATCAATATGAGGTTGTTGATGTTAAATGTTTCAATGGTTCAGTTTCATTTGTTGGACTGAAAGATTATGATGGAGTTGTTAAGTATGCCAGTGAGGATTGTTATATGTCAATGGCAGATGTTGCTTGATAGATTGTTAGTTACCTCCAAATGTCCCCTATAGTATAAGGGTTCAGTCTTCTCACTCTCTCTTCTCTTCTTAGAATTGTTTCAGAGAGTTTGCTTCACTTAGTCTTCTCACTCTCTCTTCTCTCTTCAGTATTGTTTCAGAGAGTTTGTTTCACTCAACCCCCTCACAATTATGTTTTCCATTATGTTTCACACACAACCACAATTCATTGATGCTATTGATCAATTACCACAGTTTGTAAATGATACAAATGCAGATGTAGATATGGCATATGATTGGGTTGCTGATCAATGTAATATCCCTACCTTTGTGAATCAAACTCAGGCATGGGATATGTTTTATGATGCCTTTGAATCTGCTGCATCATGAGAATAGTTATTGTTTCTCTATTCATTATCTTAGGTGCAAATCTAATGATTGATTTGTTAGATAGTAATATGACTGAAGTATATCAAGAGAGACAAGAAGCACTTAGAAGACTTACAAATCCTCCCTCAAATCTCATCAACTAAATGACTTCTAATCTATCAAAGATCAAACCAAAACTCAGAACAACAGGACAGGTCACAGGTAACTTTGGTAAGGCAAAAGTAAGGACTAATGGTAACACAAACCTAGGTCATACTGATAAGAAAGATATATCCCCAATGACTACATTCAATGAATATATCAATAGATTGTATGATGCAATGAATACAACAACAGATGACAGATTAAAGAACTTCTGTTATACTGAAATTAAGAAGTATCTCATTCAAACTAATCAGTGGGGAATTAATTAAATGACATCAATCAATGATAACATCATAGACAGAGATGTACTTCAATCTAAGTATGTGCAAGAGTTAATTGATTCAATGGATTGGAAAGATATGGAAAGATTTGTATATGAAACTATTGATAATAACCTTGATCAATATAACATGAATGAATTAATAGATGAGGTTTCTGATAGTTACCCAGAACTCCTAGATTGTTCCTCTTATAATGATACTAACCTAGAAGCAACTAATGAGGGGTTTGTTGGCAAATAACCATCACATTTACTATCTCAAAGATACACAAATGGATGAGAGATTGACTCTTCTATTAGCACCAATCATCAGTGCATATAGACCTCATGATCCTATACCTACAAGAGAGGAATTAGGTGACAAAGTAAACACTACTCACATTAGGTTAAATGAACTCTAATCTCAGACTTACCCCCTGAAAACACCCATAAATAGCACTTTTTTCATTAAAATACCTTTTTAAATGTGTTTTTAAATGTATATGAGTGTTGTATAGTTTTCCACAATGTTTCCACAAACCTGTGGATAAAGTATCATTTAAGGGGTTATTAAGGTGTTATTCTGTGGAGAAAGTACCTTAGAAAGCATCAGAGTTATAGTGATCTAAGAGAGCAGTCTATCATCAACTCTCAGAAATGTCAACCCCCTCCCAGTATTATTTTCAGTCCCACACATTTTTCACTTGACAGTTACTCACAGTTCATGCTATTATTGTTAGTAACCTCTAAATGTCTCCTATAGTGTAAGCACACAATCCACACATGACATCCACCTATCAGACACAACTCACAGACACCACCTATAATGGTTGGACCAATTATGAGACTTGGAATGTATCACTGTGGATTGGTAATGATGAGGGTTTGTATCACATTGCCAGAGAGTATCGTCGCATTGGTTATAAAGCATTCTCTGAGATGATGATGGATATGGGTGATGATTGTGCCACTGGTGATGGTGTCAAGTGGAATGATTCCAATCTTAATATATGTGAACTAGATGAGATGTTGGCAGAACTCTGATATAAACTGTGTGACCTAGGATGTCATAAAACTCACTACATTTCACACTAACTAACACAAACTCCATGTCTACTTCTGTAATGATCTCCCTGCTTAGTAAGGGTCAAACAGGTGCTCAAATCCTTGAGATTCTAGAGTCAATCTGTGAGGGTACTGTGCAACAGTCTGATGGGCAAACTACACCTAACTCAGGTACATTGGAGGAACTAACATTCTAAGACTTATGTGATGCTTACTGTGTGCCTCCTACTTGACAGTGGGGGGCATATGTGTTAGACTACAGAGTAACACTGAGGGACAGTGTTTTTAGTCTGGGGGTGATGTTGTTGAGGTTGTGTAGCGACCCCCCCCTCGACGAAAAAGCACTAAGTCCCTAACCTACAAAAGTGTGTACCCCTGAGAGAAATAAAAAAAAATCCAATAAAAAAAATACCCCCCCATAGGATTTGCTCTCAGGGGGTCTTGACCGTTTAAGGTTTTTAAATAACTGTAAGTAAACTGTGAGAAAGTATTAATGAATTACCACATATATTTGAAGGGGGAGTGTATCTTACCTAATTTGAGTGAGGAAAAATTCAAACAGAACTGGGAGTGTTTGCAGGGGTTAGTGGGATTTATGAAGACTGATTATACTGCTGAGGATCTCTCATATGAGAAGGTAGAACCACTGGTGGAAAACCCTACCTATGGAGAGGGTAGCAGTTATTGACATCAGATTAAATAAGATGTATAATTGAAGTGTAGTGAATTAACTATCATGGCAAAAGGATTTACAGTAAAAGCAGCAGCGCCAAGGACAACAAAGAAGCCTGCTGAGGAGTGGGATTATGATGCAATCAAGGCAAGGATGAAAGGGAAGGCAATTGTCTTTTGTCTACCTGGAAGGGGATGTAGTTATGCATTCATGAAAAACTTTGTGCAGTTGTGTTTTGATTTGGTGCAGAATGGCATGAGCATCCAGATCAGTCAGGATTACTCTTCTATGGTAAACTTTGCACGTTGTAAGTGTCTAGGTGCTAATGTATTGCGTGGACCTGATCAAATTCCATGGGATGGTAAGTTACAGTATGATTATCAGTTGTGGATTGATAGTGATATTATCTTCAACACTGAGAAGTTCTGGCAGTTATGTGATGTATCATTGAATGCAGAGGGCGAGGAGAAGGCAATTACTGCAGGTTGGTATAGTACAGAGGATGGGAGGACGACCTCTGTTGCACATTGGTTAGAAGAGGATGATTTTAGAAATAATGGTGGAGTGATGAATCATGAGATGGTAGATGGTATTAGTAAGCGTAAGAAGCCATTTACTGTTGACTATACTGGATTTGGATGGGTAATGATTCAGAAGGGCGTCTTTGAGAATGAGGGTATGAAGTATCCATGGTTTGCTCCTAAGATGCAAGTCTTTGAGAGTGGAGCAGTACAGGATATGTGTGGAGAGGATGTAAGTTTCTGTTTAGATGCAATTGAATCTGGATATGAGATTTGGTGTGATCCACGTATTCGTGTTGGTCATGAGAAAATGCGTGTTATTTGATTAGGAGATTATTATGGCAAAAGTAAGAAAATCACTGTTGGGCAATATTTTCATTGAATCCCAACCCAAGAAAACAAGACAGGGTTCAGGGCAACATACAAAGTATGCTGCAACTAGCAGTAACTCTAAGAAGAAGCGATATAGAGGACAGGGCAGATAAGAATAATGAGAGGGGTATTGTTACCCCTCTTTTTTTATGGTATAGTATTATGGCTAGCGGAAAAATCTCTATTTACTCATGGCATATTTAAATCATAGTTTACCTGATTGGTCTTGTTATATTCGTAATGAGTTCTTATATAATCATAAGAAAGGACATGGTGAGGTGACTAAGTGCGATGTTCATAGTGTTGCTAGCATCGAGAAGCGAGTGCCTCTATTTGAAGCATTTTTAGAGAATGGTGTGAACTGGACTAGACGTCCTCTACATGCCTTCTGCTGGGACCCTGAGGCACCCATAGAACCATTGGAGGACATAATGTACTGGGACTGCTTTAGTCCTTATATTGATGTCCAGAAGCGTCATAGGTTATCTGGTCTTGAAGCAGAACTGATACGACCTGATGGTAAGAAAGTAAAGGGTAGTTATATGTGGACTTTAGATTGGAGTTGGGAGAATAAGGGAATACCTGATCTAAACTTTTCAGAGACACCAGAACATAAGTGTGCGCATTTGTTTAAGATGGATAATGGTAATTATTATGCCTATCCTAATAATAGAATTATTTGGTATGATAATGCATGGGTATTCAATAGGATTGAAAAGAACCCTGGATTTGAGATTGATACTACAGTGTATAGTGTAGAGAATAAGAGAAGGATTGAAACATCAGACCATTACATCTATGATATCAAAGACCTAGATAAAGAAAGAGGAACTATTAATGACTGAACCAAATCTATTAAGAGAGATTGCAAATGATGATAAAACTCCTAAAAATACTAAAAGATTGGTGGAAGATGGATTTTATGAGGCAACTGACTGTACTGACCCTAATCATATCTGTACTTGTGGCAATGAACAGATAACACTTATTGAAGATTAGTGGTCTAAATAGGTCAGAATTGTTGTAACATAATTAAGTGCCTCTAGAAAGAGTCAGTAAAGGTTTTAAGGATGTAAGTGCATCATTCCAGGTTAACCCTATCAACTATGATATTGTTACTATAAAGAATGAGAATGCCATCAGTAGATCTATACGTAATTTAATTCTGACAATACCAGGTGAAAAACCATTTCAACCTGATATTGGATGTAGTGTGACTAGACTCTTATTTGAATCATTTGATAATTTAACTGCTAATCAAATTAGATCAGAAATTGAAAGAACAGTAGTAAATTATGAGCCTAGAGTAGATCTGCAGGGAGTTAAAGTTTCTGCAAACCTTGATGCTCACGAATTTGATGTAGTCATTAAGTACATCATTATTGGTGCAAATGCACGTACACAACAATTAACATTTGCATTACAGCCCACTAGATAAATGCCTCTAGTTAATTTTAGCGACTTAGAATTTAGTCAAATAAAAGATTCCATCAAGGATTACTTGCGTGCGAATTCAAATTTTACTGACTATGATTTTGAGGGATCTAACCTATCAACAATTATTGATACTTTAGCATACAACACTTATATTACCTCATACAATGCCAATATGGTAACTAATGAGGTATTCATTGATAGTGCTACCCTGAGGGAGAATGTAGTCTCTCTTGCAAGGAATATAGGGTATGTACCAAGATCAAAGAAAGCATCATATGCTAATGTAACCTTTACAGTAGATGCATCTGCTACAACAGCAGTTACTGTAACATTGAAAGCAGGGTCTGTAATGACCTCCACATCAACACAGACTAATAAATCAAAGAACTTTATATTCTCTATTTTAAATGATATTACTGTCCCAGTTAATTCCAGTGGACAGGCAGTATTCAGTGATATAAAAATATGTGAAGGAACTTATATTACACAACCATATACTGTAGATGGTAGTAATCCAAATCAGAAGTTTATTTTACCTAATACTGGTATTGATACTGGACTACTTTCTGTTGTTATAAAGGATACTAAGGATTCTACAGTTAAAAAGAAGTTTACCTTATTTGATAGTTTATTTGATGTAAATGCATCTACAAGGGCATATTTCTTACAAGAGATTGGTAATGAGAACTATGAACTTCTATTTGGTGATGGTGTATTTGGTGAGAAGTTGCAAGATAAAAATTATATTGAAGCAAGTTATATTGTAACTAGTGGTCCTTCTGCCAATAGCATTGAAAGATTTAAGTTCATTGGCAATTTAGAATCTAATAATGGTGATATTATTAGTTCAAAGGTATCAGTCATTAGTACTGAACAAAAGTCTATTGGTGGTAAGAACATTGAATCTGTAGCATCTATCAAGAAATATGCTCCACAGATCTATGCATCACAAAATAGAGCAGTCACTGCTGCAGACTATGAAGCATTAATTCCTAAGATTTATCCTGAAGCAGAGTCTGTATCTGCTTTTGGTGGTGAGGATCTTACTCCTCCCCTCTTTGGTAAAGTCTTTATTAGTATTAAACCATATAATGGTATCTTTCTTTCATCATCAATTAAGGAGAACCTACAAGCAGCAATCAAAAGATATTCAGTTGCTGGTATCTTGACTGAAATTGTTGACTTGAAATACCTTTATATTGAAGCAGATTCTGAGGTATACTATGATACTAACAATGCACCTTCTAAAACCTCAGTACAGGATACTGTAACTAAGAGTGTTGTAAGGTATTCTGACTCTATTGAATTAAATAGTTTTGGTGCAAGATTTAAATATTCCAAATTTCAAAATATAATTGATAATAGTAGTGATGCTGTAACTTCAAACATCACTAATATCTCTATGAGAAGGGATATGGCAGCACAGTTAAATACTTTTGCAGAGTATGAACTGTGTTTTGGAAATAGATTCCATCTTAAGAATCATGGTCATGGTGCTGTTTATGATGGCACTTTAGTTGGATATAATATCAAATCATCTGGTTTCCAGGTGGCAGGTATCAATGGTACTGTTTACCTTGGTGACAAGGCAACAGGAGACCTTACAAGAGGTTCTCTGTTCCTGTTCAGGTTGAACTCTCCATCAGAACCAATTATTGTAAAACAGAACATTGGTACAATTGACTACAAGAAAGGTGAAATTAAATTAAACCCCATCAATATAATTAGTACACAGGTCAATAGGAACACACCACTAGTAGAGGTTTCTGCTGCTCCTTACTCAAATGATGTCATTGGTCTCCAAGATCTCTATCTGCAACTTGATGTAAATAATACAACAGTTGATGTTATTCAAGACAATATTGCATCTGGCAATGATGTCTCTGGTTCCAACTATATTGTATCACCTAGTTACACTTCAAATGTATTGGTAAGAGGAACACCAGTTACGACAGTACCTGAACTCTCTACTACAAACATTACTACTACTAATCCTACTAGTAGACCTTCAACTAGTACATCATCATCTTCTTCATCTTCATCATCTTCCTCAGGCTACTAATAAGAATTACAAATGACAGTAGATAGAGTAAAATTACAGCAAATTGTTGCTAGTCAACTTCCTAGGTATGTTAGCGAAGACTTTCCTCTTCTAACAGATTTTTTAGAGCAGTACTATGTCTCTCTAGAATCACAAGGCGGTCCTTCAAACCTGATCAAAAATATTGATCAGTATGTGAAAGTTGATGAGTTAACTAATTTAGAGACT